GCCCTCTAGCATCGCTGCTAGAACATGGGTGGGTCCCACTCTCTGAGTGGGGTAGAAGTTGGACAGCAAGGTCCAGGGTATAATCTTGGCTGGGCGCTACCCCGTTACCGCCAGTATATGTGAGGAGCCACCTTGAACCTGGGCATCTAAATCCCAGGGACTGGTGCTGAACTCACAATGATTTTCGCTGGCAGGGCCGAGATTGGTATCAAGGATCTGGCTGAGCGGCCGCTTACTCAGGGGAGCGGTGTCCCTGCACCTATGGTGCCTAGTTTAAACTGTATCCATACTTGGCCACTCGCAAGTAATAGTTAGCGAATGACGCAAGGTGGGACAGGGTCAACCCTATGGTTGCGCCGGCATCTGCCACATTAATTATGGCTTGGTACACCCCCAAAGCGGAGGTGGACTCAGGGATGACTGCTTGACCAAGGTCGATCAAGGAGGCAGCCCCAGAAAGCACGGCCCAAACTGCATCGACATTTCCACTGCTGTTAGCAGTACCACTAATGGCATACTCGATGAGGTACTGGCCGGGGGTGGGACATTCCCATGCCCCCACTCCAGTGCCTGACCCAAGAGAGCCTGCCAAACTAACCAACAACCCGGAGTTACCGGCATATCCGTCATTCACATTGCTCAGGGCTGATGTGGACCCATAGGTGATTCTAAGGGACTGAGCGGACTCGATGGTAGTTGGGATCTGGGGGATACGCAAGGTGACGTCGTATTCCACGAAGATGTTTCCCGGGGTGGACACTGCAAACCCTTCCGCTGCAACATAAAAAGTTCCAGCATCATACGTCTTGATGTCAAGACCAGAGGCGAGGGTGGTGTTCCGGGTAAACTTGTTGTTTAGGTGGTTTCCCTGTGGTACATAAGGCAGCCTCGAGGAGGCCCAAGAACTACAAGCTACTGCTGACATGTTGGACATCATCGCAGCCTTGTTACCAGGTGCGGAGTCAGCAGGGTCGTAGTCGTAGGACAGATAAACTGTCCCAGCGGTTGAGGTGGGGAGGGCAGCCTGGTAAATGAACGCCAGGCTGTGGACCTCATAGGTCTCAAACACTTGAGCTAGCATGGACAACCACGGAAAGGTTGAGGGCATGCCTGGGTTGATGGGGAAGGAGTTAACCACGGACCACGTGGACGATGTCTCGCCCACGTCACCGACGTATTCTCTATGCTTCACTCTCAACCCATCCTTCGAAGGGAGGAAAATGGGTTTTGCGTTGGCTATCTGTGTGTCATAGGACACAGCGATAGGCTTCATGGAGGGGTTGCTGGATCTACCTCCAGCGGGGGATTTCCTTACGGATGATTTTCTTTGGACTTGTTTATTCATGTCAGGTATGGGATACAGTTGACAGCTGGACTGTTCATCCCTGTGAAGAAAGGCTTCTTGCTCCGTGCAGTCTCTCGGCGTTTTGTTTAGCACGGTGTCCGTTTTGGGCATTAACACAGGGACCCCATAGGTTACGGCATTACGCAGCCTCCGCGGGTGTGGGTCACCACCCTGTGCCTCAGTTGACCCAAATGTTAGGCCTGGATGTGGGCCTAATCATTGGGGTCCTGTAGGTAGGAGTGTAGGAATCATAATACTCCTCAACAGCTATCTGGAGGTCCGGCGGGATATCGAAGGCAAGATAAAATGAGAATCTAGCCTCATCCCTTACCTTGGAAACCTTCCTTGCCATTCCTCGAGACAGATACCACCAACCAGTCTCCATCGTGGGGTCATCCTTGAGTCGTCTTCCATGGCTACCTCGTTCGAGGCAGAGATAGAAGGACTGAAGAATGGGTATTCCCCCCGTGAGACTGACACCTCCTTCCCCTACTGCCCCTAACCACTTCTCATACATGGTTTTGGAGTCTAGGGGCTTAATGGAGATGGCATCCTTGGCAATACTGACTGCAGGATTCCTAACCATCACATATTTGGAGCCATCAAATACAGGTTGCATTTG